AGATTAAGTAGTAATAATTTTTTTCATTAATTGAATATGCAGGATTTGTAACTAAAACATATATTTTTTTACTAGAAACTAATTCTCCTTCAACTTCTACTTGTTGATCTGTATTATCAGAAGCGTAGACAGAAAAAACTTCAATTTTTCCGTTATCTGTATCCGGAAGATCAATGCCAAATTCCCCTGATTCTAAATCTCTTGTTAAATTAAAATATTTGTAATTTAAACAATTTCCAAAGTCCGTCCAAAACATAAAATATGGTTTTTTTGCTTCTTGATCTATTGCATAAGTAAAAATATAATTTAAATAAGAAATTATATTTGTTTGATATTGTTCAAACCTTTGTGCGTCAGAAATTCTTGGTCTGAACAAAACATAATTAGTGGGTTTTTGTGTATTTTTTATGAATAAATTTACACCACACCCTATGTTCTGCCCGGAAGGAGTATTAGAATTTTTGGGCGGAGTAAGCTGAGGGCTAAAAACCGCTCTTTCTCCATAAGTTCTTATTATATGCTCGGGCGTTGTCATAAAAGGATAGGGAATCCCGAATAAAGGTATTGGCTCTCCAGCCTCTTCCTCTCCATCCTCGTTCACTGCTATATTTTTTTCATCATAAAAAGAAGCTCTTTGAGATTCAAAAAATATAGAATTTGTAAAATAAATTACAACAAAGCTTTGGTCAATTTCCGATGCAGCGTTGTTTGCATACGTCAACGAAGTTATATACCATTTGTATTTTTCTCCGTTTTCGAATCCGATTTCAAAACTTTTTATTTTTTTCTGAGAAATATAAGTTATTATATCACTAGTGTCTCTAATTATAAGAGCGCCAGTAGGAAAAACGTTGTTTACGCTTTCTTCCAATTCCATTCTTTCGAATTGACATAAAGAATTTTTATTAAAAATTTCTAAATCAAATTCGGAATCTCTATCGGATTTCAATAAAATAGAAGTAATTACAGTAGAAATTGGATTTGCCATATTATGTTACACTTTGTAATATTAATCTTAAATAATTTTCCTTAACATATGTCAAAGAACTTTTTGCTGCTTGTTGTTTTGTAAATGCCAAATCTGTAGTAGTGATATTATATTCGGTATAAGCAGAAAGCCCCGCACTTAATGGCGCATTTGCGGACGCTACTGTAAGCAAAGTATCCAAATTTCCTACCGTTCTGGCTATAATAGTCGCGGGAGACAATACTTTACTTGGTTCATTTATTTTTTGAAAAGTAGCCGGGGATTTTGTGTATTGATAAGAAGTTAACCCATCTACTGTTCTTTGGGTAGGATTGTAGCTATTTTCTATAGGATAATATCCAGTATTTCCTTTTCTTAGCACAAAAAAACCGCTGCCAACCGGAGGATATTCATCCGTACTCGCAGTTCCTCCAATGTTAATTACCGGTGTTATTTTTGCTTTTTTCGTGTCCTCAAAAAAGTTATCAACTATCCAAGCAGGAAAAGCTGAAGAACTAGTTCCCAGTAAATTGTAATCGGCAAATACATCCTGCGCAGCGGTATATCCAAGCCCGTTCACGACTGGTACAATTATATCTCCTGATTTAAATTCAACATAACAATTTGGATCTAGCTTAGGAGCGGTTGTGTATTTTGCAAAATATCCAAAATAATTTGCATTGTTTTGTTTAAACTCGCTTTCATCTTCCAACCCAATTGTCCAAGGATTTATCGAATCATTGGCATACATTATAGCCCAAAAATTATTGGCATCTTCATAAATACTATGAGCCAAATCTCCCACTCCAATAGCAACTTCATTTGAAGTAAAAGCCGTCTCGCTTTCTTCGGGAAATATATCCGGGGCACATAAAATATTAACTAAATTTTTTGACTTTCCATTTATTGTTTCATTCACTTTTGGAAAATTACTAAAATATTGCATTATTATTTCCCCGCCGCTATTTCTGATTTAGATAAAAGAACATTATTACGTAGATCGTGTGTTCCCGTTTCAAATTCTATAAATGTAAGCTGCAAGAGTGTTGTCAGTGCTCTTGTATTAGGCAAAACTTTTAAAACCGGATCGCTTGGATCGCCTTTGTCCACTTCCATTGATTTTAATACACAAGGAAGCGGATTTCCTAGCCAACTGTTTGTGAGATAATCTGTATCGGCTGCGGTAGAAAATCCCTCTATAGTCCATAAATTTTGAGGAAGAGTTCTTTCCGGTAGATCTTCAATTTTTTGGGGGTATGAAAAATTTTTAAAATTATTTACTATAGCATCTACTACTTCAGATTCAGGGGCGCTTTTTGGTACAAACAAAAATTTAAAAGAAAATGCCCTACGAGCTTCGCTGGTCATTGTTGCTTCGGTCACGTTGCTAAATCTTCTATATGTATCCGTTGTAAAAGTAGCCTCGTAAAAAGCTGCAGCAGGAGCAGCCAGTCGTTCCATTAAAGCATCATAACCACCGGCAGTGTTTTTTAATCCTGCCAAACTAAGAACCGGGCCCACTGGGTTAGTTCCCTCGGCAAAAGTATGTTCTAAGGACATTTTTGGTTCGCTATTAAATGGCAATGATATTGCTAATACTCTTCTATCTGCTATGCCGTCTCTAGTTCTATCCGCTGCCAATACGGAATACGGAGCACAAGAAAAAATTACAGCAAACGGCACTTCTTCATTATATTCTACAGGATATGCTAATTCTATTCCCATTTTATAAAATTATTTAGGAAGAAAATTACCTAAATATTTTTGCAAATGGCCTATAAAACCAGATTTACCCCAAAAAATCCAAATAAGTATGTGGGCTCAAAAACTGAACTTTTATGCCGATCCCTATGGGAAAGAAGAGTTTGCAAGTTTTTGGATGAAAACACATCAGTTAAAAAGTGGTCATTTGAAGAAGTAGAAATTCCATACGTGCACCCGATTGATAAGAAAGTGCATAGATACATACCGGACTTTTTAATTCAATTAGAAAAAAATCAAGAAAAAAAAAGTATATTGATTGAAGTAAAGCCAAACAAACAAGTAAATTTAAAAGAATCTGCATCAAAAAAAGAAAAAATTTTATTTCTAATAAACTCAGCCAAATGGCAAGCCGCAAAAAATTTTTGCATCAAACACGGAATGGAATTTAAAATTTTAACAGAAAAGGACATATTCAATGGCTGACATTTCAATTGGTGCATTAAAAAACAGAATAGCAAATAACGGGGGTCTCCAAAGATCAAATAGATTTTTGGTAACAATAAAAAATTCAAACTATTTTCCAATCGGAGAATCTATTGGATCGGAAGGTACTCCTAATTCTTACATTGCGGAAAGCATTCTTCTTCCTACCATAACTATGACAACTCAAGCGGATGCTTTAGCGGGCCCCGGATTAGGAAGAACCGTAGCAAGAGGATTGGCATACAGAGATGGAGTTTTGATTACCTTTCCCGTGTTTGGAAATTTAGAACTTTTAGAAAATGTAAATGATTGGATGAAAAGTATATATCAACAAAATAATGGAGCCATAAAGGTTTGGATGAGTGAATTTTATACAAATTATGCAGAAAACAGTTCTATAAAAGTAGACATTTTAGATTTAAACGGAACAATTACAGGAACTTATACCTTTCAAGAAACATATCCGGTTGAAATAGCCCCAATTCAATTATCCGCTACATCAAATAACGAATACCTAAAAATAATTGTAAGATTTGCATTCAGGGAATATAATTTTAAATTAGCGACAAATTAAAATGTTACAAGAAATTTTAAATCAAATAAATCAAATTCAACCTCAGTATTCCACGAAACTTCCAGTTTCTGGCAAAGAAATTAGTTTCAGTCCTTTTAAAATAAAAGATCAAAAATTAATATCTATAATTTCACAAGAAAATAACGTAGGACAAATAGTAAAAAATATTTGTCAAATTTTAAAAAACTGTTCAAATATTAAAGATCCAGAAAATCTTTACATTCCGGATCTAGAGTTTTTATTTCTTCAACTTAGATCAAAAAGCGTAGAAGAACAAATTAAGTTAAATCTTCTAGGGGAAAAAAATATATCGTTTTCCGTGAATATCAACGAAATAACATTGAAAAACGGATTACTTGAGGAACAAATATCTTTAAGCAATGGCATAATCATAGAAGCAGAACAATTAAAGGCTAAAGATTATTTTGATATTAGTACCATAAACGAAAATGAATTGATAAAAAAATCAATAAAATCTTTGATAATCAATGGGAATAAATACGATTTAAAAGTCCTGAAAGTAGAGGAAATACAACAAATAGTAAATGAGATATCAATAAAAGACGAAAAACTTTTAAAAACATTTTTAAATTCTTCTCCAAGCCTCTATTATGTAAATGAAATAAATGGAGAAAAAGTGGAAATCGAGGGTTTTTTGCGTTTTTTTATCTAAGTGTGAATTATTTTAATTTAGTAGATTATTACAAAATTTTATTTTTACTTACGAATACCCAAAGACTTTCCGTGACAGAAATAGAAAACATGTATCCTTGGGAATACGAAATTTATATTAACATGTTAAATGATCATATAGAGCAAGAAACAACCGAAAAACAGCAGCAAATAATGCAGAGTAGATACTAATGGAAAACTCAAACAAAAATTCAATTTTAGGATTAGATAATAATCCAGCAGAGACAATCAATGTCTCTGCTACCCCAATGAAAACAGAAGTCTCGGAAAATAAAGCTCCTAAATTGGAAGCCCCAGAATTATTAAGAATACCAACATCAGTAGAAGCCGTACAGACTCCTTCCATAATGGAAAGTAAGCCTATATCCCCTGAAATTTCTCCAGTCATTGCGCCAACTTTAACTACAAATTTTAATGCAAATGCAGAAAAAAATTCAAGCAATGTGGTGGTCGATACAAATGCACAAACAAAAATAAATCCACCTAAAGCTCCTTCTTTACAGGAAAATCCAAACAAACTAAATGGAGCTGCGTTGACAGAAAAAAATAATCAATTATCAAAACTTCAAAATCAAGTAGAAAAAGCAACCGATAAAAAAATTTCTATGAAAACAATAGAAATGCTTGAGCCTGCTTTTAAGCAAATAGAAAGTTCATTAAAATTTACAGCTTCAATGAACAAAAAAAGAGATTTTGATGACCCCCACTATACTGTACCAACTACACAATCTTTATTTAATTTAACTGCCAATCAGATAACTGGCACTCCACATTGGAGAAAATAAAAAACCCCCCTTTCGGGGGGTTTTTTCAGTCCTGTTTATTTTTAAGAGACTTAAAGTAATCCAGAGTGTCCACATCTTCCGATGGAACCTGCTCCACCGTTGAGTCGTCCTCTACGGTTCTCTCGGAGTTTTCGTCAAACTGCTCGCGAATATCCTCACCAACAGTCTTCTTGAAGCGCTCCTTGAGCTCCTCGTAAGACTTGAACGTGGCGGGACTAAGGAACTCTCCAAGAGGATACTGCTTTTTCCAAAGCAACTCAAGCTTCTTGTCATCTCCTCCAAACAGAGGAGCCGGAGCCGAAAACTCGCTTCTGTCGTAGTTTACATAACCACCGACATTGCGAATCTTGAGCTTGAAGTCGGCGCCTTCCCAGAAGTTGAAAGGATCAACCGGGGTCTCGTCCTTGAACTCAGGACTCATTAGCGCCTGAACCTTCTCAAAAATCTTGGTTCCATACTTGAACAAGAAAACCTTACCCTCGTTATCCGGGTTGGAAGGATCGCTGATCACCAAAATGTTGCTGATGTAGTTAAGCTTGCGCTTACGATTTCTGGCAATATCCTTGTCCTCCTCAAGCCCGCTGTTCCAAAGCTCAGTATTGGCTTCGCAGACCGGGCACTTCTCTCCAAGAGTAGTGCGGCAGTTCTCGATGAACCAACCACCCTTGCCACGGAAGGCGTGTGTATAGAACTTGATGAAAGGAACATCCTCTCCCTCCACTGCTGGCAGGAAACGGATTACGGCATACCCGTTCTTGGATGCGTCCAGAGACGGCTTCCAGAACCGCTCATCCTTGTAGCTTTCCTTGCTGTTGAGACTCTCCAGCTTCTTGCTGAGGTCCTGAACCGAATTCTTGCTACGCTTCTTAAAATCTGAAAATGAACTCATTTTTACCTTTCTTTCTCTGGGGCCTACCCAGACCTTGTTATATCAGGGACCTACCCTGATGGTTATATTCTAACATATTTATCCCAGACAGTCAATCATCAAGTGGAAGCTTTTTTGCTTTCCCCTTTTTCAAAAAATGCTTGTCTTTTGCTTCCTCTTGAATTTTTTCAATTATTGGTTTGGTGAGAAGTTTGCCAGCAGTAGATGGTTCAATTCCCAATTCTTCCGCCAATTCAATAACACAATCCATATAGGACAATTTTGTTTTTTGAACTCTTTCTAAAATTTTAGAAGAAAACGATGTTTTGGCTTTATCGTCTAAATACATAGTCATATTATAGCATATTTTAAAAATTTATCAATAGTTAGTTAAGCCTAAATATCATAGACTTGGAGAAAAAATGGCAAGTAACATTGTAATTAATGTAGCATCAGGCAATACGGCAAACATCGCCACCAACGAGATCGGAGGAGCACAGTATCAGGTATTTAAAGTTGCCTACGGCAATACCTCAAGTGCCTCTTTGGTTTCTTCATCAACCCCACTCCCGGTCGTCCTATCAACTGGCGTGACTGCGAATATTGTAAATTTTACGGATCCAGTTATTGTTGTCGGAAACAGCGCAGGAGATGCAGTATTCGTCCAAGGCACCGTGAGCGTACAAGGAGTCAGCGGAGCTCCCCTAGCGATCACGGGAGGCATTGCTAGAAGCTATACGAGAGACAGCATGGCTGTATATGGATTTGGCGGTAATACTTGGATACCAGCAACCTTAGTTGGCTCGGGCGGAGCCGCTTTGGGGGTTTCGGGAAATGCTCTCAGAGTGTCGGTACAAGATATCACGGTCACTGCATACATTAATCCAACAATTGCAGTTGAAAATTCTGGAGCTACGGGGTCTCTTAGAGTTCAAGGATTTACCGGAGCTTATCCGTTCACCGTTGCTGTATCTGGAACTGCTGCGATTAACGATACAAATATCGTAAATGGAATTACTGCAATTTATGCAAAAGTAGATGACATTTATGATGCTTTATCTGTATTTGGCTTGGTAAGACCTAGCGGAGTTACCGCAGGAATAAGAACCCTAACTACCGCATCTGTTCAATTGAATAGCGGGTTTACTTGCTATGCCGGAATAAATTTGAAGGCATCTTCCTCAAACACAGATATAATATACGTAGGAGACAGCAATCTAGCAACAAATTTGGGATATAATCTAGATCCCGGCGAACAGCTGTTTTTAAACGTAGGCAATTTGAACGTTGTTTACGTGAGAGCTAAAACCTCGACACAATCAATAAGTTATTTCGCTTCATAATATGACAGATACAAATAAATCTTTAACTGTTGTTAAAAATATAAGTTTATTTGCCACAAATTTTACTGGAGCTACATTAGATCCCTGTTTTACCAAAGGCTTATTGGAAACAAGCCCAAATATTTTAAAATCTGGTTCTAGTTTTTTTATAGATTATTCTTCTTCTTCCAATTCTTCTGATTTAAAGTTTTTAAAACAATTTTTTGGAAATCTTTCAATTGGAAATACATTCGCAATTGGAGGAGGAACTTATTACATAGAAGAAACCGGAGAACAAAAATTTTTTGCAGGAATTTATACTTTAAATGGAGTTACGGGAAATTACAATACTTATATAGATGCAATAGGAGTAACTTTTTCTACTTCTATTACCGATGGTTTTTATCAAAGTTATAATTTTAGTTCTCCGCCAGTTTTAACAGCAATTAGCGGAGCGACAGCACAATATTTTCAAGCAAAGTTAAATAAAGAAGATCCATTAAATTTAAATTTTTTGGGAGTATATGGTAGCGATTATGGATTTGAAGAATTTTTAGAAGTATCAGGCGCATCTTTAAATTCCGGAAGATTAAAAATAAAGTCTTCAATAAAATTAAATGATAATTCAGAAATAATTTACATAGACCCAAGCGAAACAATTTTAAATGAAAATTTATATTTTGTTCCTAGCAACATAAACATTTATATGCGTGGGGTTCCGGATTTAACTACCTTAACAACGTCTAAAATTCAAAATGGAATTATAAACAAGTTAAATTCTTCCGGAGCTATAATTGATATATACAACAATCAAAATTATTATCAAAAATATTGCAGAGAATTAAATGACCCGACCCACACTTTTAATTGGTATGGCGCAGCGAGAATAAACAATACGGAAAATCTTTTTAATCCATATGCGTACAACGGTCTTTCTTTGAGCATCGATCACTATTCCAACATAAAGTTAGAAACAATAAGAGTTTTTGTTGGTACTGGAGTAGAAGGAGTATCTACAACATCGCTTGCTACTGTTACCCTAGTTGATGGCTCTAATACATCAGAAGTTTATTACAATAGTGTTGGGATTAGCACAATTTTAAAATTTGATTTATCGGATTCTTCTTTAGTTTCTTCTAAAATTTCACCTTATTTGGACTATGAATGTTCGCTCCCTCTGACAGAATACTTCTTTTTAAATGGTGTTCCCGGCTTCGATGGTTGCTCTTTTATATACATCAAAGAATTGAGCGCACCTAAAGTAATATATTTAAAAGTGGAAAAAAAAGTTGTTAATATTTTAAAAATAGTTATTCAAAACTCTGCCCAAGAATAATTATTGCCATCATAGTGGTAGACATAAACCTTTCCATCTTTTTCCCAATATTGTCCCGTTGTAGGCGATATAGGAGGGGTATTCGAAGAATATATCACATTTGAACCTGTCAATTGCCAACTTTGTTTATCTCTAAAGGGAGAAAGTTCAGTTTGTTTTATTGCCTTGTAAATATTTCCTTCAAATAAAACAGTATCTCCTGCGAGATACTGTTTTTTTAGGCCCGATGCGTCTAATTTTTTATATTTTCCTCTAAACATTATAAAAATATTTAGAGAAAATATTTTACTTAAAACTTATTTCTCTCTTTTTTTCCAAAGCTTCTTTCCATTTAATATAATATTCTTCCATGTCTTCACTCAAATCACTTAAAAATAAAATTTCAGAATTTGGTATGTCTATGCCTTCTCTAATCTTTGCGTAAGGAAGCCAAGTTACCAGTTGCCAATTATGATTTTCTACAGCAATCATAGCAGTCATATTTTTAATATGTGTATGGGTTTCCTTTTTTTCGTATTCACAAATAATTTCTTCACCGTATTTAAATTTTAATAAACCTGTTTTCATAATTAAAATATATCTCCTTTTTAAAGATTATCAAGTATTTAGTTTTCTTTTTGAACAACCACAAGACTTTTTTATTTTTGGTTCTGTTAATGGTTTGGTTGGCGTTTTGTTAACTGGTGTTTCTGGTTGTTTTGGTTTATCCGGTACTTTTGGTAAATTTAAAATATCAGCTGGATCAAGGCTATAATTGGGTAAATCCATTTCTTGTGCTTTTCTTGATAAATATTTTTTATAATTTTTTATATCTTTATATTTCAAAGAATGCAAATCTTCTACATAAACTTTTCTGAATTTTATAGATGGCCAATAAAAACTAAACAACGAATTAAACTTTACTCTACGAGCTTCACACCCGCAATTTCCATTTGTTATCCATACTATTAATTTTTTTAATCCAGTATATCTGGTAATAAAATCAATTATATCACCCGAACCTATTTTATTTAACTTTAGCATTAACAATTTATTAAAATTTATATTTAAATTAAATTTTAAAATTTTATTATAAATTCCATAATCCAAAGTATTTAAAATTAATTGGTCTTGTTTTCCAATTTTTAAAAAATGGTTTTCGGATTTTGATGTTGATGTTGAACCAGTTGTATTAAACATCATTGGAATGTCATTAATATGTTTCATATGTCACCTATTTTATTTATTTTAATTTTACGCACCACAACAATCCAATATAAGACATGTTATATTTCCCGCCTGATATACTACTTGTCCTTGGTCGCTTACTACCTTTTTTACATTGCTTGGTGGAGCATTTGGAGTATCATCCCCACCACCAAAGCAGGGAGGATTTTCCAATACTATTGAAAATTTACTATATTCAACAAAAGATACTTCATCCCCAACCACGTATCTGGCTTCGTCTCCTAATACCTCCGGAACATCCGTTACAGTACCGTATCTTACAAGTAATCTATTTGATCCACCTTCTGCCGTATCTCCCAATTCAAATACCTTTGCGTATAATTCAAATCTCAATTTATCAGTTTCATTAACTTCTATTGGCATTGTAACATATTGATTAAAAATATAACGACCAAAAGTGGGGATTTCTTGGATTGTTACTGTTGGTGGTATGGGTGGTTCTACAGTGTCATCGCCCGGTTCTTCTATTACAGATTGTATAAATTCTCTATCAACAGTTGGCGAATAATCAGAATCATTTAATAACAAAGTTTCAGCTCCAAATTGATCCACTTTATAAAGTCTGGCACCAAATTTTACATTTAAATCGGGATTTTTTTTAGTAGCAGAAATTTCATATTTGAATACTCCCTTTGATATTTGTCTAACTCCTAATTCCGTATTGGATGTAAATTTGCCTAAAATATGTTCTCTAATTGGATTTTCTAATGTATCGAATTCAATTTCTTCTACAAAAACTCCATCTTCTAAAAATGGGTCACCATTAGTGATATCACAGCCACCACAGTCAGCATTTGCATCTATAGCATTGCTTAAACATTTTATAGCATCTTGTGGGCCGTCTTGTGAACACTTCAATAAATTATATTTCGACAATGCAATGACTTCCGGATCATTCGTGTTGCTAGAGCCTTCAATCAAAGGACTATAATAAAACATTGGTTTCCATTTTGGAGAATTAGAAAAAAACCAAGGTTCTGTTTTATGCGTATACTCGCTATCATTTAAAACATCTATAAAAGTTCTTTTAGTATTTTGATAATTTGTATCATTTTCCGGGGGAATCGTATAACTAATTTGTTGATCTACTCCCCACAGCAATGCACGGCTGGGCGAAATTGCTTTAAATCCTCTATTATAATATATTGCACCTCCTGGTCTAATTTTTTCGCCGCTCCTCACTGTGCAATAACCATCTATTATCTCGTTTGTTCCTTGTTGATATATTGGACCGCACTCAAAACCACATGCAACGAATGCCACTGCACCATAACCTACTACAGCTGAAAGTGGATTTCTATTTGGTCCGCCCTGTCCTCCACCGCAAAGAGAACATCCTGAAGGCCCGTCTTCTACATCACAAATTTGATTTTGAAATTTTAGATCCAGTGCAACTAACCCAGGATCTGTTATTGAAAATATTGGCCATTCAACAGCATTTTCGGACCCATAATTTGGACCACTTAATGGATAATCGAATAAACTTAAATAAGCACTGGAACCACACAACCCTTCCCCGTTTGGTCCGTTTCCGCCTCCAAATCCACATAGTGTACAGCCAACTGGATATGGAGCAGTAAAGCCCACACATGGATCTTCTTCGCCTTCCTGTACGAAAGGAAATCTTTGAAAGATACCATCACCATCGGCATCAACACAAACATAATCTTTTTCTGGATTATAAACTAAAGGAGCTATTTCTCTCAAGAAATCTGGATTATTAAAAATTCCATATACTCCTGTAGTATCATCGTAACCAAAATAATAATGTCTTTCTGCATATTTAAAATATGAAAGACTTCTTGCGACTTCTCTCATACATCCTCTTGATGGAGCATCAAATCTTACAAATGATGCCTGAAGAACATCTTTTGTAGATCTAAAACTAACTTTTACAGGCACTGGTATAGCGGTCTGTATAGCATTTCCTGGCAATGCAGCAGGATTGTTCCACCTACTTGTCCCACATTCACCGGAAGAAACACAAGAAGGTATATTTCTTATTTCTGATGGTGGGGGTCTATCTGCCTGTGGTCTTCCTTCCCCCCAACAATCTCCATAATCCCCTAAACAAGATCTCTGATAAAATGATATAGCTCCAATTCCTCCTTGTTGGGCAGGAATATTTATTCCTGCATCTGGAACGCATGAAATTTCAGAACCCTTAATGCTAACTTCATTTTGAACTGTTGATGATTGGTAAGTAAATCTTCTCCAATCAGGCCGCATCCAAAACAATTCTGGATGTCCACTGAATGAAAATCTTGGGTCGAATCCTTGGTTTTCTTCATCTGCTCTATAAATATTATACGCCAAAGCAGAACATCTATCTGCTACTGTAACAGGATTTCTTACTGTTAAATTATCGGGATTATTTGAAAAATCTCCCCCTTCTAGTGTTCTGCAGCATACCCCACCATATAAAAATTTAGAATAATCCCAAGAGCCGGGAACAGCATGAAAGAAGGCTTGTCTTCTAAAATAGAATGGTAAACTTTCAAAATTTGCAAATTGATATTTTAAAGTATCTTCTGCAAAATCCCCAGCTTTCCAAGTTTTTGCTTCTAGTCCAGTAGACACCAATGCCATTGCGTGTGCATAGCCCGCTCCAATGTCTTGCATAACTGCTGAGAATAGGTGTGCAGGAATTTCGGTTCCGAAATCTTCAATTCCATATCTTGTGTATGAATAAGTTCTATACGAATTGTATGTATTTTGTCCTATTGCTATTTGCTGACGATAATGCACATAAAAAGAGTTTACGCCCACTGCAAAAGAAACAATTTCAATTGCGTTTGGCAGTCTCAATCGTTTGTATGCTTTTTTTCCCCGTTGATATGTCTCTATGTTAAACGCATCGGGAACCATGCTTGCATCACCCCATATGTGTATGGATTTATCTTCGGTAATACAAACACTATAGTCACAAGAACTTTTTATTTCTTCTATATTATCTCCAAAAGATGGATTTGTATAAGTTGCACCCATGATTGGACTGTGTGTTGCTCCTTTGCAAAATATTTCACAATCACCATATGTAACATTCCATCTTCCAGCTAATGCTTTTATTTGATTTGGTACAAATACATCAAATGTTGTACCCGGTAACATTTCTCCGTTCTGATCAATTAAACCATATGTTCCATATATTTCTACTCTATTTTCATTTGTAACACATAAAGTGTTGTAATGGCCAGCCGCAACTTTAGTATAAGCTGGCTGAAATCTGACATCTGGTTCAAAAGTTTCCATTCTTTCTTGAAATGCTTCACCGGGATCTGTATGGTTTTTCCAATTTGTAAATTTTCCAAGAAGAAGTGGTGTAAGATCGTAATTAATTTCTCTAGCATTTAAAGGTGTGTTTAGTTCGTTAAAAGTGTAACATCCCTCTAAAATACATCCAGTAGGAGAATCTGGGCAATTTTCCTTTGCCTCTGGGGTTCCTTGATCAAAATGCAAAGCTCCCTTTATCTTAAATGTAAAATCACAATCAGTGCATTCAGAATTTGCGCCCCCGTCATCCCCACCGGGGCCAGACGCTTCTCCTCCACATTTTCTACAAGAAATTAAAATACCATTATCATTTAAAAGATACGGGCATCTTGATGCACATAATCTATAACAACTATTTGGTAAAGTTACATTGTAGTAAAATTGTTGATTCCACTCTTCTTCTTTTACATAACCCGGTCTTGGAATGTGTGGAAAATAATTAATTCTTCCGTTCCAATTAACAGGAGGACCATCAAAACCTGCAACAGGAATAAGATCACTTTGCCCCATACCTTTACTTGATTGATTGTAGGTGTTATCACTTAATGGAGTTGCAAAAAGTCCTCCATAATCATCTATTGCAACTGTATGTTTAATGCCTACAGAAAAATCTGTCCATATATTCCATGCATTTGTTCCGGGATAAATTTTATCATCTGGATTTATATCCTCGCAATAGTCTGGCGAATCGGAAACGGAAACTTGCGTAGAAGCCAAAGAAAATACGCCAATCGGGCTTCCCCACGCAACTAATCTAAAAGCATTACTCGGTCTAGTTTCAAATGCGCGTGGTCCGACTGGCTCCAAATTATTTCCACTTCCTTCGCTGTTACCATCTTCAATAAATCCAAAAGGATAATTTGGAGCACAATAACTGAATGGTGAATTTACATAAAAATTATCGCCATTACAATCCCCACCAACAGAGGGTAAAGATTCTTTGTCCGTATATTGCGGACAATGGCCTCTTAGATATTCTACCATTGCAACAGCATAATCGAGACCGCCTACTTCTACTTTTAAAACATTTCCATCTGGCACATCGCCGGGATCTTTTAATTCTGGTGGTATATCATCAAATCCTCCATCATATATTGATCCTATTGAAAGATGTTGTGGGGCTCTAGCTAAACTTTCATTTCCAAAACCAACTGGAATCAATTTTCCAGATGCATCTATAATATAACCACCAGCCAATCCTAAAGATATTTTTTGAGGAGAAAAGAATCCCAAATATTCTTCATCTTTTAATATGTTTGGAACATCAAATGCTTGTGGTATATCACTAATATTATCTCCTTGATAGTAATCAGCTCCAGTTATACCTAAAGTAATTCCCATGAGAGGAGCAAACGATAATCCATAATGAGAACCGGTAAATCCCCATGCAGTAACACCAACTTCAGAAAGGCCAACAGGCAACACCGCTCTTCTTGGCAAAAAACATCTAAGCTCTTCTGCTACTCCAGCAGGACCAACCCAAGATTCATTATATGTTGGCCTATAATTATCTGTTAAAGATTCGGGATTAAATAATTTTTGTCTTATAATTTTTGGCGTTGTTGCATTTAATGTGCCAGGAGAAACCGAAAAGAAATTGCAAAGATCTCTATATCCTTGTTCTCCATTGACTTCCAATGCAATCTCATCTGTTAAGATGAGTTCTTTCGTTTCCGGATCTTCTATTCCACTTCTTATTACATGATTAACTTCTTCTGAAATATCAATTGCATGGTCTTTTATTCTTAAAATGCTTTCCTCGACCATTTTTTCTAACCAAAACGAAACATATTGATATTTTATCACTTCTCCGCTAAAATCCCATTCGGGGGCACCCGGAATATCGCCAACATTTTCACAACCCGGATCGACATTATAATATCTCAGTGTGTAAAAATATTCATAAAAATATTCTAAAAACTTTTTTCCATCAAAACTGGCATTATCGGGACCAACAATTCCTTTGTTTATAGATTTGGCTTCCATATTAACCAAATCAAAATGGAACAAAGGAACAGTAGATCCATTATATATTGCTCTTCTTGGAACCCCTCTTCTAACTTGCCACATCAAAGAATCATGTGGAAATGGATTATATCTAAATGTGCTGGGTCCCCTTGGAGTCAATATTCCGCCGTATCCCTCATATTGGCCAATCAAGAGCAAACAGCTATTTTGCAAAGGTAGTATTTCTATTGATCTACTGCCAGCTTCAGATCTATAAGCATAAGCTTCAAAGTGATGAGATAGACCGACAATTCCTATTAATTGATTTCTTAATTTTACATTTTGTTTTTGTTGTTTCCCAAAACTAGTAACTATTCTTTTATCAAAAAATCCAATTTGTCTAACAATTCCTTTATAGTACGGACCAAAATCTTGTGTTTTGTCTGGATCAGATCCGTGGCCCCATATTTGATATGCCATTTTATGTTGTACTTTGGCTTTTCTTAACAAATATGGGGATATTCCTCTGTTCCAACATCTTCGTCTATAATTTGGATTTAATCCCGGCAGATCGGATTGTGTGAAACAATTAACTCCCGGGCTACATGAACCTTGCCCAATAGTTCTACCACGACCATCTTCTGCTGGATATATGTTCCTAAAACACGCTTGTCTGTTTTTATAGTATTGTTCTGTAAAACTTCCTAGTCTGTTAGTATTTGCACACCAACAACAATCAATATCAGAAGCTTCCATCGGAGGAGCAAATAATTCTGAGGAAGCCAGATATCCTAATTGGTTTTCCTTTAAACTTACGTTTATTCTATCTTCTACTCCATCCTTTACGCCGCCATGTATATGTGGATATGGTGAACAATAACAAGGAAATCTAGTATCTGTTCTAATTAATGTATTGTCTGGTTCAAAACATTCACGTTGCGCAGAGCCGACTGATGGGGCGCCCGGATAATATAAATCATTTAGCCATGCTTTAGGGTGGCAACTTATAGCCCAAGTGCCTTCTACAACATTTGCAAAAGAAGTACATTGTGTTATATACGGATCGTAATCAAATGAATATTCTCTAGGATACCAATAAAAATTGCAACCAGAATATTTGTAAGCAAAAACAATTGGTTCACTATTAAACGCTTTACTATATGCTTTTTTTGTATTGCAGCATCTTGCTTCACATGCTAGATGTGCTGGATGTTCTGGATTAAATACACCGTCTTCGCATAATTGTTGAGCGTTAAGCCCACAACGTATATCGTCATTCTCTAATGCTGCGATTACTCCCGGTAGTCGCCAGCATTTTTCCGATTCAATCCATCCCGGGCATCCGGGACCCCAAGTTTCTGTGCAGTCTGGTCCCTCAGTGCCTCCCCCAAAGCCTAATCTAAAGTTAATAGTATCTTCCGGATTGACTAAGTTGCCTTCATCATCATATTTTGGTATATTTTGTGGATAAAATTTTTGTAATTTATTTTTTACAAATTGTAAAAATGAATTTTTTTTAAATGTTTTTGTAATGTATCCTTTTTGTTTTTTAATTTTTAATTGGTTTAGATAGGCATTATTTTCAAATTCAATAGAATTATTTTCAAATGCTGGTGCAGGTGTACCTGATGGTGGACCTGATGGTGGACACCTGTCGCAACAACATATACAACCGTTTGAGGGACCATTTAGAGCACGAATTAATGTGGGTCTTCCTGTAGCTCCCACCGAATTTCTTGGAACAAAAAGAGCAATCCAATCTTTTGGGCTAACTTCTGCATGCTCGGACATAGTTTCGCCAAATAGATTGATAAAATCCTTATAAAGAATTGGATTGCAGCAAAAGGATTCATCACTTGGTGGTGGGGGCTTTATCCGCCCACAACAACATCGTTTTCTACTCATAAATTATATCCTGCATTCTATTTAGCATAGAAATAAAAACCCACCTCAAATTTTGAGGTGGGTTTGAAAGGCTAAACTTTGTAAGTTTAGCGACGGGTTGCGCTGCGGAGACGATAATAGCTTCTGCCATTTCGCGTCTCACGAACCACGCTGAAACGATGGCCAAAGCGGTCCATCGCCTCCTGCAGGTCGCTCATGGTTGCGCGCATGTTATTGACGCGGAACCGAGAACGAGCCTGTCCGGGCGTCAGGGCGTTTCCCTGAGCCATGTAATCACAAATACGCTGAATCTTAGTAGGACGATTGATTTTAGTAACGATCATTATATAAACCTTTCTAGACCATATTATAGCACAAATTTTAACCTTGTCAATAGGCAAATTAAAAAAATTATACCCATAAATTCGGCCTAAATAGCTATACTGGAGAATTTGCCATGAACCGAAAGCATCGCCAGTTTGTCAAGCATGTGAAAAAACATCTCAGCAAACACGAAATGCGGTTGGTTGTCGGAAGAGGCAAATCGGTAAACATAGGAAAAGGTCGATGTGAGGGATATTTTGACCAAGACAAAAAACTTATAAAAGTTGCAGGAAATAATTCTGCATTTTTAGAAACTTTGCTCCATGAATATTGCCATTTTCTTCAATGGCTTCAAAAATCCAAAATTTACAAAACTTCAGAAAAACATTGTTTAATCGTGGAAAATTGGCTTCACGGAAAAAAATATCCAGAACACAAAGTAAAAAGAGCATTCTATTGGGTTCGTAAAATGGAAAGAGAATGCGAGCAATATGCTGTAAAATTAATAGACAAATATGAATTGCCTATTGATAAGGTAAAATACATAAAAAGCGCAAATTGTTACATATATGCACACTACATGATGGAGAAGAAAAGAAAGTTTTCAACTTTCAGAAAAAGTCCATTCAAAAGCAAAAAGGTGCAAAGAATCATGCCTTCAAATTTCAAGGCAATGAGTCATCAAACCATTCCGCGAAAGATATACGAAGCTTTGTTAAGCTGCGTCTGATCTTCTTATTTCTTCCCAGCGCTCTTCTTTTTTTATGTATCCTCTTTGTATCAGCTCTACAAGATGATCTTCGATCATCCCTAAAACTTCTTCATTGATCGGATACTTGGTTTCCCCATCTATTTCAATGGGACCTGTTCCGGATTTAAGGCCCTCGCAGACAGCAAGATCGCATTGCTTTACCAAATCATCGGTAAATTCCAGCAAGCCTGCTACCTGATAAAAAAGATCCTTGCGAGAAGGATCTTCTTCTTTTCGAGCCAACGAACGGATTTCGTAAGTTAGTTCAGGAATTTTCATGTAAGGCGAAGAAGATACTTTGTACGCTGTAAAACAGCAAGCATCTCATCACCTATATTTAGCAATTCTGTGTCTGTTTCTTTGAGATTATCTCTGAGATTTTGGACAAAATTTATTCCATCCTCGACTACCTCTTTTGAGTCTTTTTCTGAGTAATTTTCAAGAGTTATCTTAAAATTTTCTTTGGCGTTAATATTTCCATATTTGCCAAAATAAACTTCAATAAAAGAATCTATAAGTCCATCAAGATCCTCGTATGCCTTGCCCAATGCCTTGTGCTGTGCATACGATTTGGTTTGCCAATGGTGGACTCTTAATTGATTGTGAAGAGTCAATAGCGGAGTTATAATCTGCATATCAAATATTTATAATTCCCCAGCTAGGATTCGAACCTAGACAAAAAGATCCAAAGTCTTCAGTGCTACCGTTACACCACCGGGGAATGGAAAGCCCCAACATTTTATACTCCGGGGCCCAGAGTTGCTGAAATCCTTGAGCAATATGAATTCATAACAATTGCGCTCGCGGATCCTACGTTTATGCTTCTTACTGAACCATATTGAGGAATGTACAAAATATCATCACTGATATCCAATACATTTTGCGGAATTCCGATTTGTTCTTGTCCAAAAATTATTATGTAATGAATATTTGGATCGAAATCGTAAAAATTTATATCGCTTGCTTGAGGTACATTGTCAATTCCCAGTATTTTAATTTTGCCTTCATACAAGGAAAAAGTTTTTTCAATGTAGGAGCCGAGATCGTCAATGCTTTTGACATGACGAAAGTTGGTATAATGGTGCGTACCAACCGTTCCCCTGCGGTCGTATTTTTTGTTTCCATAAATTACGACCTCCTTCGCAAGAAATGCGTTAGCATTTCGTATGACGGTAGCAATATTAAAATCGTTACCAATGTTGCAGCAGACAACAGAAAAGTTGTGCCGCTTAATATCAAGATCAGCGCGTATAGCATCATCAGTCCAGTATTTATAATGATCAATTATGTTTCTTGTATCCATATTAATCGTCCAACTGAACTAGTCCTTCATCGGTGGTATAAAAAATATCATGAAAAATATCTTTGCACCATCGATTGCAAATCGGACATGGTTTTGCATTTCTAAAGTTTCCAAATCGGTTAAATCTAAAATTCAACAAAATTAACTTTTTGTCTCTTAGACTTCTAGGCACTTTTCGAAATGCGTCAAGCTCGGAATGCATTTCTGGATACTTGTATCCGAGCTTGACGCTTTGCGGATGAGTTTTATACTCATTCTGTCCAATTGCAATTATTTCCTTTTTGTACACAATTATGGAAATATGCTTTTTTTGTCTCTCCATAGCCATGGAGAGGGGCTTTGCAATAGGAACGTATATCTTACCGATCTGTTCTATGTTCAAATTAATCCATCGTCAACTTCAGCGGCGAAGACGTGTTCTTCACGCTCTTCGACGGAGTGACAATGCCTCTATTCAGGCTCGCATCATACTGCTGCTTCATCTCATCGAGCGGCTCAATGCTAAAGGAAATAAATGTATTTGGAACATTGATTCCTTGACTTGCCTTAGTATAAATGAGCCAAGGCATAATTCCAATTTGTCCTTCCTTCATTGGAATCAAAATAGCCGGATCTTTGAAGGTAACGTGATTTTCGTGCTCTTCAAAACGGGTGATGATTTCTTCGCCTGAGTTTAGTCTAAATACTTTTACGTTCATGTGGTTTCCTTTATTTGTACCTATTATAGCATATACTCTAACAATAGCAAGCCCAAATATGAAAAGTTTTAAAAATTTTATCCTAGAAATGTTGGAAGAACCTCCAGTAAAAGTTGAACAAACTCCGCCGCGCAAGCCGATGGGAGAAGGAGGCTTGGGGCAACAAAAGGCAAAAGTTCGCGTAGAGGGCGAACCGGAAACAAAAAAACCAGAAGAACCCAAAAAGCAAGAACAACCGGCACAAGACGATCCATTCGGAGGAAATGATCAAATAAGAAGAATGTATGGATCAATTGTGGCGTCCGAACACACTGCCAGTAAAGTAAAAGATCCTTTTACATATGATGAAAGATTGTACATAAGAACCCAAGATAAAAGCGGAAAATCTAGTGCATATGGCCCATTGCAAATTGTAAGAAATACAGCAAGGGGATTCTTTAAAAACAACCCGGAACTATTCAAAGGAAATGAAGATTATACCAAACAATTTATCCAACAAGGCGATAAATTTTTAAAAGCAGGAAGTTCAAATGATCAACTATATGGGCCCGGTTGTGTAGGAGATCTATGTGGCGAAGAACACCACGCCAATTATCAAAAATTGGGAGCTGCAGTAATTCGCGGAAAAGCCAAAGAATTAAAAATAGATCTAGAAAAACCTATGTCAGAACAAGATACTACTAGATTTGTAGAATATTGGCGAGGGGCAAGCGAAAAAGAAGATCCCAGATATTTTAGAGAATTCAGAGCAGCTTTCACACCGAAAGCACCAGCTCCTGCTCCTGCTCAGGTTTCTCCGAAAAAATAAAATCATCTTTTGAAATTTTAAAAAACCAATCTGGAACATTACCCTTTTTCCATTTGGCAAATCTCATTTTTTCTCCGATGTAATATGCTCGATACGCATCAACGGCATAAGGATTCTTGTAGCAATCTGGCATCGCCTGAGCAAATGGAGTGAGAGATCCGAGTTGTATTTTGGCAGGAAAACGGCAAAGGTGCGATTCAAGCATAGAATTCATTGCATGAATTTTTCCATATCTAAAAGTATATTCATTAGACAAAGCAACAGCATGCCTGTGAAGCCATATATAATTTTCTGAAGTTTTTCTGGTCCAGATAGTGCAGGGATGATTAATCATCGTTGCTTTGCAAATATTTGAATTATTGCAAGAATAAGTATTGTACTTTTTCTTTCCTGAATCGACAAAAATACTTTCACCATCAAGTACGTGATGTGCAGTCGAAAGCAGCTGGCAAGATTCAAGAATCATTTTAACTACGTGCTTATCACACATCATTTTAGCAGCAGTAACAGGATTATTGTCAAGAACGAATATATTCATGCTTACTATTTTACCACATAAAACATGCATGTCAATGTAAAAAGAAACAACTCCCCTGAAAAAGGGAGTTGTCGGACAAGAGATGCTATCTCCTGTGGGGTTAATATTATTTATATTTCGTTATTTTCAAAAATGGTGTTCAAAGTCCTGTTCACTCTGACTAGTTTTCCCCTTTGATACAAAGAAGACAAGTCAAAAGCGCCAACATAAGAACAAGCCGACCTAATCCCACCAAAAACTTCCTGTATCGTATTTCGTACAGATCCGCGATATGGTACTTCAATTGTGCGTCCTTCCGATGCCCTGTAATCGGAAAGCCCTCCGTTGTACTTTTCATTTGCAGTCTTGCTGCTCATTCCATAGTGCAACATTTTGAGCTCTCCGTGCTCTCCATGTCTGATTTCTCCGCCACATTCATCGTGCCCAGCGAACACTCCTCCGGCCATTATGAATGCTGCGCCTGCCACAAATGCCTTTGCAAAATCTCCGGGATATACTATTCCTCCGTCAGCAACGATCCCAATACCGAATGCTTCTGCTGTCTGTGCACATTCTAATACCGCGGATAGCTGTGGATAGCCCACGCCTGCCACTCGCCGGGTCAGACACATCGACCCCGATCCGATCCCCACCTTTACGAGATCGACTCCAACCTTTGACAATTCCTCGACCCCCTCTGGGGTCACAACATTCCCTGCAATCAAAATCGACTTTGGCCATTTTTCTCTGATCTTTCTTGTAAAATTATAAAATTCGGTCATATAACCATTCGCAACATCTACGCACACAAAAGTAGGATCGTTGATGCTAGCAGAATCAACAAACAACTTACTGTCTGCATCCATACCCAACGTCAAAGACACATACTTTTCTTTTTCCGGATAACTGGCAACGAAACTAGAGTAATAGCTACCGCCTTTTCTTAGACAAGTAACTACTTCGTATTCAGACAATACCAAAGCCATTTGATGCGTGCCGATGGTAGACATGTTTGAAGCCATGATCGGGACGCCAGTCCACTCAGCTCCGCACTTAAATTTTCCGTTTACTTTAAGAGAGACTTCTTTTCTGGACTTTACTTCAGACCGAGTTGGAACAATCAAAGCATCCGAATAGTCTAGTTTTGGTTCATCATTAAAGATCATGCCAATATTGTATCACAAAACAAAAATTAAATCAACTGTGAAAGTCTTCTATTCTTTCAATTATGTGAGATAAGCTCAACATTTTTTCTGCCAATTGTTTGGACGTTATCTTGTCCAAAAGATATGCTTCATAATTTTTAACTATGAGCTTTGCTTCTCTCAGCAATATTGTATTGAGATGTTTTTCTACTTTTGGATCTTTTTGATTTTCCATCAAAAATATTTATTCGAAATCAGTAGTGTCATCTCTGGTCATTTCCAAAAGATTGTCTGGATAAAAGGAACTCCATTTTTGCTTTACTGTATTCCAAAGCAAAACTCTCCCATCCGGCAACAAAGAGAATGCGGCTTCTCTTACATGCGATTCTCCATTTACCAAATCTTCTCTCAAAGTTCCCATTATTTGCGCAACTTGTCCATTGACTTTTATGACCAAAAAAGAAACGATCCCATCCAAAAGTTCTTCTATTATCTGATTTGGGTTTATGTGATCTGCAACGTAAACTTTGTCTTCTTTTGCAATTTTTACCGATACAATTTTATCGGTCAAAGGATTGTATGCTTTTGGATAATACATTTCATCCAAATTAAAATACACTTCTAAATTTCCGTATCTTTTGTAAAAGTAAGAAGAATACATCATATCTTCTTCTATCGCTTTGTTCAAATTGTCTTCTCTTTGTTGACGACTTCCGTATGGCTCAACTTCTTTGTCATAAGAACCATAACCAAAAGTAGTTTCATCGAACCCAAAATCTTTCTGCATTTTAATTGCAGTTCTTTGAGCATCGATGCTGGCAAGAGCATCTTTTATGCTCTGCCTGTCTATTTTTTGCGGAGAGTAATCGTCGTCGCTTGAATTTTCTATAATTTCATAATCATTCGCCATCACGAAACTCTCATGGCTATTATTTTATTGGTATCTTCTCTTACAGATACTACGGATACTCCGTTTTGTTCAAGCATTTTAAACAATTCATTATACAAAAAATAAGGAAAAAACAAAAATACTTGATGAAATGGCATTCTTCTCAAGTTTTTTATTTTACTTGACATTTCTTTAATAGAGTTTATTTCTATCTTTGAAATATGAAAAATAGTTGTTTTTAAAGAAGAAGTTTCTTTTATGTTCACAAAATTATTTATGACGATTAAAAATTATCTTCATCTGCATCTGGATCAACCCCGCTATTTATTGGTCGTTTGGGTGCTTTCTTATTTTTAAAATTTTCTGCACGTATCGCTGCTTTTACTGCTTCCATTCTAGCTAATTCTTCCGGTGAGGGTTCATCACTTATTTTTTTTTTTACCGGAAGCAGGAGTGCCTGTAGCAGGGGGAGGAGCGGAAGGAGTTGCTGTGCTCTTTTTAGTTGCCTTTTTCTTAGGACTAGGTGCTGCTGGAGTAGAACTAGGTGCTGCTGCTGGAGGAGTTGCTGTGCTCTTTTTAGATGTTCTTCTTTTAGGAGCAGAAGATCCTCC